CGCTGGCATCTGCTCGATGGACAGGGTGGTTTCCCCGACAGTGCCAGCAAGACCGTGTTCGTGGGTCTCGGACCCGCCAGCAGAGCCAGCCGGATGGGCTTCGGATGCGCCCAAAACGACACGCCCTCTCATGTCGGGCACGGTACCGCCGTGGCCATCTTCCCCGCCGTCACAGAGCACCCAGTTTTCACGCGGTTCCGTCTCTCCGGGCATAATGGCGCGGCGGCCGTCGGAACCGCCAAACTTTACGCCGTCAACAGCAATGGGGACGCGCATGGGGAAAATGTCCCACGGGTTGATCTTGGCTACCGTTTCCTGCAGAGCCTCGATTTGCTTCTTCAAGGCGGCGATGGCGTTGTCATGACCGGAATCCGCCTGGGAACGGGCTTGTTCCTCCTGGGAGATGGCTTCCGCCAGGTCCTTGCCCTGGGATTGCATGGCGTTTGCCAATGTCGTGTCGGCCTCGGCCAGTGCCGCAACGGCGGCGTCCGATTTTTCCGCGAACCGGTCCAGGGCCTGCAGGCTTTCCCGAATACGCGGGCAGTCCTCACGCAGCGTATTGCGCGGGTGCGGCAGGGGCAGGGACAGATGGGGGGTCTTTTCGTCGTAAGCCATACGGTCCTCTCTACTTCACGGCCAGCATGCGGATATTGCGGACACGGGGACGGGCCGTGGCCGTGCCCGACAGCTCGATCTTGGCCTTGACCATATCGCCGCCGGAAAGGGCCAGCTCGTAGCGGAACTCCACCAACCCGTCGCCCTGGTTCACGGTCCCGGCTTTGGTCATCTCCTGCCATTCCCCCTCATCCTCGCGCATTTTGGGCGTCACGGCGGCCCCGGCGGGAATGATGGCGTCAAAGATCAGAACGCCCTTGGCCGCACCGGAAGACGTGATGCTGCGGGTGCAGTAATCGGCGGTCGCCCCTACCTTGCCGCACACCAGCATGGTGCCGGGATACAGCACGGGGGATGCGGTAGCGTCTCCGGAGAGGGAAGCCTTCACGCTGAAGCGCCCGGTCTGGCCCTTGGCAAAGTTCACGGCCTGACCTTCAGCCATGCTGGCGGTCGTACCATCCGGCAAGTCCACGGCATACTGGACAGAGGTCTTGGCCGTAGGCAGGTCGGACAGGCCGAACAGGAGCATGTCCGTGGCCTCCTCTTCCGTATCCACACTGCCCAGGTCAATCTCCTGCGCCTGGGCGCTGGTGAAATCAGCTTTTAGCAGGCGGAAGGCCATGTCCTTGTCCTGGTGGGCTGTCCAGGTACTGGCATTGGACGACGAGAGCATGACGCCGATGGTATAGGGCTGGCTGGTGACATAGCTCTTGCGCAGTTCGTCGTATTCTCCCAGCACGGCAATGGCCAGGGAGGTCTCGGCGTCGTCGCACAGCACGACGAGCGCATATTCCACATTGGCCGACAGGGCTACCGGCGCATCGAACAGCACGCGCGTATGCCCCCCGCCGGTGACCACCATGTCTTCCCTGGCGATGTGTGCTTCCGCGAACACCACGCGCGTGGGAACGCCGTTGACCACCTCGCGGATCTGGACCTGGGCATCACCACCCGCCGCCATGAAATAGAGGTCCACACCGGCAAGCTGCATGGCCTCTTCGGCAACAAATGTCTGCGCCAGAGGGTCTACCCATACGGTCGTCACCTGTTTGACCTGCCGCAGGGTCTGCACGGTCAGCGTACCTTGTCCCACGAACACGGCCTGTCCCTGTCGGCTATGCGCGGACACGACGACAGTTTTTGCCCCGGCGGGCACATTGGGCGGGATGGTGAACACGCCACGCGCCACACCGTTTTCGTCCGCCGTAATCGTACCCGGTTCCCCTTCGGCGGTGCGACACTCCATGACCATGCCGTCAAAGGTCACCTCATGGACAGTTTCCCCCGGCTCCAGGTCCCGCGCCTCAAAGGCCACGTCAATCTCGCGCAGGAACTCCAACGCGCTGGACTGGCTGGACAGGGTCTCGGTGGTGGTCGTGGTCTCCGTACCGACGACCTTGTGGAAATACCCGTCCTTGCTGACGTCGAATTTTTCTGTCACGGGGCTGGCCCATGTGGTGTCGTATTCCGTCCAGCGGTCGATGCTGGGCGTCAGGGTGACGCGCGCGGGCATGGGGTCAAAGGCGGAATAGGGATTCACGCGCATGGAATTGGTCCGCAGGGTCTGGGCAAGAGCCACCACGGGCACATACGAGCGGGATTTCGGTACGCTGATGTCCCTGGACAGCATGTAGGCCGACGCGGCAATGGGCAGACACAGCTCCCCGCCAACAATGGCGGCCGTCTGGCTGACGCCCTGGTCACGCATGCTGTCATCCAGCAGCGGGTCGACAAACATGCCGACACGCGCGCCGTCTTCCCGCGTGGTGGCATCGGCTTCAAGGCGCTGCCTGGCCACTTCGGCCATGACGTAATCCAGGCGGGCATTGATGGCCTGAATGTCGGCAAACGGCACCACACGCACCCCGTCATTGACGACAGCAGGAGCGCCGCGCCATGCCTGGGTGACGCTGGCCAGCGCCAGCATGGTGGCCGGGACAGCCGGGGACTTGGGGGCCAGCTCGTTGCCGACGCCCTGTACCCACTCGAACGCACCGTCCTGGGTAACACACAGGCGGTCGATACGCGGCAGGGCCTGCTCGTAGGTCACAAGGACGTTGCTGTCGCGCACGGCGTTTTTGACGCTGAAACCGTCGGCGTCCACGTCATCCGGCACCTGCTGTGTCATGACCGTATATTTGACCTGGTAGGACGACCCCGTGGCGGGCTCGTTACCCGCCGGGGACCAGTCGATCTTGTCCCCGTTCTTGGTGTAGTCGTCTCCGGACACATAGACGGTGTCCCCCTGCTTGACCTCCAGCAGGGCCACTACCGACGTATCGGGCAGGGCGTCCTCGCAGCCCGCGTAGCTGCCGTGTGTCAGCTCCACGCTTTTCTTGACGATGACGTTGACCTTTTTCACGGCATGGACGGGCGGATGAGCCACAGTGATGCGCTGGCTTTCCGTGCCGTCGCCCACATGGACTTCCGTGTCGATGGTGCGCAGGTCCGGACGCGCCGGGTAGGACAGGCGGCGGGATGTGGGCACCTCCACCCCGTAACCGTACACACGGCACCGGCCTTCAGACAGGTTGTATATCTGAGCGTCGTCGGTCTGCTCGGCAAAGCGCAGCAGCATCCCCTCAGCCACATAGCCGCTGCCGCCTGTACTGTCGCGGTCATAGCGGGCGATGCCCTGGGTAAAACTGTCCTGGTTCGGCGGCTGTTCCTTGGCCCGCACGACGCCGTTGTCCACAGTGTGGACGGGTACAAAGCGCCCGGACCCGCCATCCGTATCAAAACCCCACAGCGCCTCGACCTTGAGCCGCCATGCGCCCGCTTCGCCTTCGCCATCACAGCCCTGCGCCGGGTTGCGCAGCGCGGGATCTTCATTCTCGCTGATGACGGTAAGCACCAGACGGATGCCCACCGTCACCGTGCCGGACGTGGGTATCACGAAACTGGCCGGGGGAACCCCGCGCACCTTGCCCGCCAGATAGATGGCCCCGGCCTGCGCAGTGACCTGCCCGGTGGAGGCGTCCACGGAAATCTGCGCGTCGCGAATAATGTCGCCGTCGGCAAACAGGGCGTCGCCAAGGCCCCTGGCATGTTCAAAAAAAAGTTCCTGCAGGTCGTTGAGTTCACGGCCCTGAAGCACATATCCGTCGCGGAAGAGGATGCTTTCAAAGGATTTTTCCGGGTCGTGCAGGTTGTAGTAGTTGTCCGGGGTGGAAGGCAGCTCAAACAGGCCGCCCATGATTTTCTTGCCCATGTGATGCTCCTTAGATGGCCTGGACCAGCTCGATGCCGATCTTGCGGTTGGGGCTGCGGGTGATGGGTTCGTCAAGGATCTGCGCGGCAAACAGGCGTCCCGCGTTCACGATTTCGTCAGGACGGAAATAGAGCTGGCCGGCTGGGCAGTCCGGGGAGACCTCCGTATCCATGAAAACGCCGACCTCGCGCAACGTGGCGGTGGGGGCGTCGCTGTAGTCAAAGTCCGCGCGCAGGTACAAGTAGGCCGTCGGCTCGGCACTGTAGGCGTAGCGTTTGGTGACCACCTCAACGGTCCCCTCCTCGATAACGCGCTTCTCGACAGGGACCACGATGGAGCCGTTATCGTCGGGCGTCACAAATCCCACCACAGAGGGCTTGCGGCGACCCACCTCGTTGACCAGGGCCGTGGCCTTGACCAGTGACGGCCATTCAAGGGGGTCCATACTGTCCCAGGCCTCGTCGCCCAGACCCCACGCGATATGCAGCGGGCGTGCGGCAATGGCGACAGCCATCGCGATACGCCCCTGTTCGGTAACGGTAGATTGCATTTATTCCTCCGTGATGGATATTCCCATATAGGCATGGATGGTGTCCCAGGCGGCATCATTCCAGCCGCCTTCCTCTTCCCATGTCCCGGCATTAAGCCAGGGAGAGTGCCCGACCTGGACCATTGTTTCCGATCCCCAGCACTGACCGGGCACGGCTGCGGGGAAGGCCAGTTCCCCCATGCTCCGGCGTTCCGCCTCATAGGCCCACAAACACACGGGCGTGCGCACGGGACCATGATTGCCAAGACGCAGGTTCCCCAGCCTGTTGACGCCGCGCGCCAGCACGATACGACGCACGCCCCCCAGCCGTTCATTGATGCCGGACAGGCGGGACAGGCCCGTTTCCAGCTGGCTGCGTGCCGTATGGCGGATGCCGAGTTCAAACGGCGGGATGTAGCGGGTAAAGCCCTCCCAGCGTTCCCAGGGGCGGTCGTCCCAGCTCCCGTCATTCCAGGAGGCGGAAAAGTACACGTCCTCGCCGCTGCCAATGCTGACCACCTCGGACATGACAAAGGGATTGCGGCGGATGAACGTGTCAGAGAGCCGGGACACGCTCAGCACAAAATTGTTGACGCGGCGCGGCCCATACAGGGTCAGCAGCTCCGTCAGGCCCCAGAGCGGAGAACCATCCAGCAGGGGCGGGCCGAACAGGCTGATCTTGACGCCAAAGGCGATGACCACGTCGCCGTCTCCGACGCCGGGGTCCGTGGTCCCGCTCCAGAACGACAGGATGCCGCTGCCCAGCTTGGGGCCTATACCGGGGATGATGGGCCGCCGGTCGTTGGTGTCGTTGTAGATACGGAAAAAGAAACTGCGTGCCGGCTTGTATTCCTGGATCAGCCAAACGAGGTGCGCAAGGCTGTCGAGCTGGGCTTGTTGATCCCCGTAATGAGGCGGCGTTTCCAGCCGCACCATGAACTCCGCCCAGCGCGTGGGCGCAAACTGGCGCATATTCTCGATGGCTTCGACGTGGTAACCGTAGGCTGCCAGAATCTCAGGCAGGCCCTGCTGCTTGCCCCCCAGCATGTGCCAGCGCCAGGCATTGACGACACGGGTGCGGAACTGCGCGTCGCTTTCCACGGGGCTGCGCACCAGGCCCCGGCTTGCCCCGAAGGCGGACACAAGCCCCGGCTCGCAGAGAGCCGGGAACCACTGCCGCCGGAAATACACGACATCATCCCGCGTCTCGTCCAGCGCATGGGCCATGCCCCGGACGAGCCCCTGCAGGGGGCCGGGGGCATGGATCAAAGGCCATGCCAGGATGTCATGAAAATATTTCCAGAACTCGGACACGGTTACGCTTCCTCGGCCCTGACGGCGCGCAGGGCAAGGCTTTCAAGGCGGGCCACGCCATCGGCGGGCACGACCAGCACGTCCTGTGTCGGGCTGGTCCAGGTCACACGCTTGACGCCTGCGACCGCCATGACCGTATGGGTCAGCAGGTCGAGCGTCAGGTCCTGCCCGATCTGCAGGGCCGTCACGTCAGCCAGGGGGCTGGTCTCCGCGAACAGGGCACGCAGACGGTTCTCCGCCTGGGTCGTTATGGCGTCCGGATCGCCGTCGGTGTACTCCAGCACGCCGTCTATGGTGGCGGCTATGGGGACAGGCCCCTTGACCAGCCAGTCGTCGTTTATGGGTACGTTGGGGGCCACGGCCTCCCGGACTTTCTGCAACAACGCTTCGGTGGGCAGCACGTCCGCACCGCGCACGACAATGTCCACGGTGCCCTGGCCGCGCGGATGGCGGTCCAGGATGGACACCGAGGTCACACCCGGCACCGACAGCGCCCACGCGGCGTAGGCGTATTTGGTGCAGCCGTTGTTCCCCCGCCATTGCAGCGCGATGCGCTCCCGAAGCTGCGCGTCCGTCTCTTCGTCCGCGCCTTCCTCCGTCAGCCAGCCCGCCGCATTCGTCACCCCGGAAATGCCCGTGACCGGCGTCACCAACTCGCAAATCTGTCCGGCGGACGCATTGGCCGCCGCGCCGTAATCCTCGGCCTCAGCCTCAACGTCCACATGGTCCGCCCCGGCAGGCAGGACAGCGGTTGCGACCGTGCTGTATCGAAAAATACGGCCCGTGCCGTCCGGCAGGGTGCGCACGATGCGCCCGGCAGGGATGGTGATGTTTGTGTCCTGACCGGTCTCCACGGCGCGGGCAAAGCGCACTTTCCCCCGCGCCTTGGTCGCCGCGCGCCGGGAGAGGTCCACGCTCCCCGCGTGCATGTCGAGCCATTCCCCCGTTGCCCCGTCCGGGCTGACCTGCTGCAGCAGACGTTGCAACAGGCTGTAGATCTGCCAGTAGCCCCAGCAAAAAATTTCCAGCAGGCCGCGAACCACGCCCTTGTTCAGGTTCAGGCGCACGGGCAGATAACCGTAGGTGGCGAGGCTGTCCTGTGCCGTCTCCACATAACCGAATACGGAGGCCCGGACGTCCTCAATCGTCCGGGAAACACGAGGTGCGGCAGCCGTTGTCCCGCTTGCGGGGCTTACGGATGCCGACAGTGATTGTCTGGTGCTCATGGTGTTCTTTCCTCCGCTTTCATGCCCGCCATGCCCTACGACACGGCCACAGCCTGAACAAAACTGTCTGTTCGCGGGTCGGCATCTTCAATCACCAGTTCCATGGTCAGCTTGTTCACCTGCAAAACCAGGCTCAGCGGAGTGTCAGTATCCAGAAAACGCCAGGTTGCCAGCGCCGTGATGGATGTTTCATCCCACGCCGTCACCGTACAGCGCACCGAACCGACGACGACACGCGGGTCTTCCTCCACACGCATGACGATTTCCGATTCAAACGCCGCCCGATTCCCCGCTGTGGAATCCTCCAGGATCCAGTCGTGGATAAGGCTGCCGAACTCCCGGTCGTAGAACAGATTGCCAAGGCGGGTAAACATGCGCAGGCGGATGTCCTGGACGCCAGTGGCCACTCCGTCCGTCAGCAAAAGTTCACCGTTGGCCGCCACGCGGGCCTGCCCACTGTCGTCCAGGGCAATGTCTTGCCCCCAGAGGTCATTCATCCGTTCCTCACTCGCATCCATGCCGGGCGGGCAAAGCCCGACCCGGCGCTCGTTCGTCACTCCAGGCGGCGCACGCGCCGCGCCTCCGGCGGTTTGCGGTATGCCGCCTCATGGAAACGACTCTGGCACAAAAAAAAGAAGCGCGCCCGGAAAGGACGCGCTCCATGCGAACTATTTTCAGACTGTTTTTTATTCGGGATTGGCCCGTTGATTCAGGCGGCGCAGCATGTCTTCAAGGTCCTGTGTCCAGTAGAACAGGCCTTCCAACCCTTTGCGACTCAAAGCAAGGTCATCCTCCGGTCTTTCGGAAACGACCTGAAAAACGTCGCTCAAGAAGGCTACGCGAGCTTCCATGCGCTCCATTTCATCCAGCACTTCCACGGGGACTTCACGCATGGCGCTCATGCCCCCACCTCCAGCAGGTTGCCCTGCACGGGCCGGGAGACGCGCCCCATCCGGGGCGGCAGCAGGCCCAGCGCCTCGGCGGCGTCCAGCAGGCTGCTGACTTCACGATTGTGTACGTCCAGCAGTTTGGCGATGTCATGGATGCCCAGCCCCATCTTGCGGTAGCGCACGGCGGAGCGCAGCCGGCGCTTGCGCGCCGGACCGAGGCGCCAGAACAGGCGGGCCGTGTCCTGCCGGGCCTTCGCTTCCGCCGCCTTCACCTCCGGCAGCGTTGCCGCCCGGCCTTCATCCAGTCCTTGCAGGTAGCCGGATTCACGGGCAAGGTCCGCCCGGTTTTCCAGCACGGCGGCTTCAAGTGCGTTGAACGCCTCGATGTAGCGCAGCTTCCACAGGATGGCCGCCTTGCCGGTCATGCCCATGACCAACAGGGAAAAGGCGTCGCGGGTAAGGAGGTAGGCGCGGCGTTTTTCACCCTTTGCATCAGTGATTTCAACGCGCCCAAAATTGAGCGCGTTGAATGATTTCGGCAGGATAGAGCGCAATCTGTCGATGTCGCGCAGAATATTTGAATGACGCCGCTGAAAATGCCGGGCAACGTCCAGCGAAGAGACAACGGGCGTTTCGTTGTTCAGGAAATCAATGTGGATGGGATTCTCGGACTTTACCGGGGACGTGAGTTGAGATAGGCTGTTAGCAGCCATGATACACCTCCATGAAGGTGGGTTGTGGTTAGGCGGCTGTCTGGTGGCTAGACCAGGCAGCCGCTGTTCTATTTTGTTGTCTTCTTTTTGGGCTTCCAATCAGGAATCAACTTTTCCAAAGCTGAAAAAATCATTCCTTTTACAGACTGCCTCCGCTGAGCCGCCAACTCTTTGATTTTGGCGTGCTCCTCCTCTGACACCTCAAATGAAATTTGTTTTCTTGGCAACTTACCTCCTTACGGAATAAATTACTAGCATACTAGTAAATGAAGCGCAACCTTTTTCCGCACGATAAACGAGAACGGCGCTAGTGCGGGCAGCTGCCCCCGCTGCGGCTACCGGCATAGGAATCCCCGTTGACGCGGGAGCTGCCGCCGGTCGTGGTGTCGCCCGTGACTTCCTGGTTGCCCCGGATGATCACGTCGCCCTCAAATTCCGCCTTGCCCTTGCCCGTGCCGTCAAGGGACTTGCAGACCACACGGCCCTGCAGGTTGATGAGCGGCGCAACGATGTTGGCCACGTTCCCGGCCTGCAAGGTGGCGTCCTTCCCCGTCTGGATGGTCGCATTGTCCCCGGCCTTGACCGTCCAGCTTTTCCCCGCTTCCGTCCGCACATCCTGCGGCGTCAGCGTCACCACCCGCTTGTCCTTGTCGATGCGCAGTTCCACGCCGTTCTCAAGCTGGATGACAAACTCATTCAGCGCCGCCTTGGGCGCATTCATGCCGCCGCCCCAACGGATGTTGGAGATATACGGGTAGTTCGGATCGCCGTCATAATAGGCCAGGTCGCACAGCACCCCGGAAACGGGCGGGCAGACAACGCCCCGATCTGGGCCGCCCCACAGCACGGGCAGAGCCACGCGCGGCACGACCGGCTCCTTTGGGTCCGGGCTTTCATCGTTCCGGAGCGGCTGCACGTCGCAAAAATATTCCCCATCGCTTGCGTACACGGCCACCACCCTGGCCTTCCGTGGCAGGCGGTAATAATGCCGCAAGTCAGGCATGGCCAGCTCAACGAGCTTGCGGATCAGGCCCACAAGGTCCCGTTTGCCCTGACTGTCGTCCATACTACAACCACCCCGTGTCCTTGCCGTAGCTGATGACCGTGGAATTTCCGCTGGCCTGAAAGGTATGCGCCACCGTCAGCGCCCGCACCGTTTCGTCAACGCCGCGCCGGGTATCCCGGATATGCACCAGACGGCTGTGCGTCAGCCCCGGCAACGGTACGGACACCACCACGCCCACGCCGTCCGGCGTTTGTGGAGGCGTGTGTGCGATCAGGTTTTCCGCCGTGGCCACGCTGTACACGTCGCCCGGTTCGTCCCCGGCGCTCCAGGTCAGGCCGGATGCACCCAGCCACAACGCGTGGCGGCTCATGTCGTGCCCGAAAGATCGCTCCAGGCTATGGGAAAGCTGCCGGATGGCCCGCGCCACGGACACGCCGGAAAACACCTGCCAGGGGAGCACTTCCCCCGGAACCTCCACAGCGCCCACGGCAAGCCCGGTTCGGGCCAGCAGACGCCGGGCCACCACATCCGCCGGTTCCCGATAAAAACTCTCCGTCACCGTAGTGGTCGTCAGCGCTTTTTCCAGGCCTACGGCCCGCACAACCACCGCGTCCGCGCCGTCCGCATCCCGGCGCGGCTGGTCGATGCCTTCCACCGTGCCTTCCCATTCCTGCCACATCCCGGCTTCGCCACGGTAGCCCCAGCGTACGGCCACCGCCTGCCCCACGGCAAGCCGTGACCGCACTTCGCCCTCCGGGTCCGGAACATGCACCGTCGCCCGGTTCAATACCGCGCAGCGACGGAACACCAGCTCCAGAAACGGGCTGCGCAGAATCTCCACCGGTCCCACGTTGCAGCGTATGTTCAGCCCCTCGATCATTGCACGTCCACCCCGATGACCGTTTCCGGCTGTTCGGCGGCTTTCTCGGCCTTTTCCTTCGCCTTCTTCGCCAGTTCCGCCGGGGTGGGCGTCTTGGCCTGCGCCCGTTCCTGCCTGATGATGGGCGGGTTATGCTCCACAAAGGCCAGCGAGGCCCGGATTTCATCCGTCCGGCACGATTCCGAGGAATCCAGGCGCGAAAACACCACCCGCCGCACGCCGCGCGCCAGCAAATGGCTGTTCGCCACGGTAAAGATGGACGGGTTGGCCTTGCCGTCCGTTTTCTTGAAAAAGCCCTCCAGCACCGCCAGTTTGTCATAGCAGGTACCGCTCTCATCCGTGAGCAGGGTCAGCATCAGACTGATGTCCGCGTCTTCCCAACCCTGCGGCGTCTTTTTCTTGCCGCTGGCCTTGTCCACGCTCTGTTCGTCAAAGCGCACCTTCCCGCTGACCCGCAAATCTGACAGAAGGCCGGGCAGCTCTTCGCCGCCTATCCTCACAATGCCATCTTCAAAGCTCAGAAGTTTCACACTCATGCCAGGCTTCCTCCCATTTCCGTGGCCGCTGCCTGCAAGTCCTCGTAAAAGTCCTGCGCGTTCTTGACGTTGGGCAGGGTGATGTTGGCGATATGCAGCGTCCAGGATTGCGACCCTGCGGCCTGGTCCCCTGCGGCAAGTCCCTGCCGGCTCCGCGCTTCGGCCACGTCGGCGGACATCCCCGGAGCGTCGGGCACCATGGGCGCCTCGCCCGTGGCGGGAGCGGGAACGCCGTTGCCCCACAGCCCGTCCCACCAGGTGCCGATGCTTTCTTTCAGACTGCTCAGCTTGTTGGAAAGCGTCGCGTACAGGCCGGGAAAGCCAGCGTTCATGCCTTCGCCCAGCGTGGACATGAGACGCGCCCCGGACAGCGTCAGCGTGGACAGCGGGCCTTCCTTCGCATCGCTGAACGGCAAGAGGTCGCGCAACCTCCCCAGCGCGTCGGAAAACGTTTGCTTGAGACTTTCCACCTTGGACAAGATGCCTTCCTTGAAGGTATCCAAAAGCCGCGCTCCGGACTCGAAAAGGTCCAGGCCCGAAAGCCATTCCGTGGCCTGCGCCCAAGCGTCTCGTATCCAGTCTCCGATACGGAAATAGTCCGCAAAGGCCATGAGCGAATCGCAGAAGTTGATCCAGATATTCTCGGCCATGGCCGTGGCCGTGACCCAGTCTCCGGTAAAGAGGGCGCACACCAGGCGCACCAGGGATACCAGGGAATCGATGCCGCGCACCACGTTGGCGATCACCGTTGCCACCAGCTCCAGCCCGATGCTCAGCACGCCGCCCAGGATCTCACCCAGGCCCCGCGCCTCGGACGATGCACTTTTGACCTCGGTCCCGAATACCCAGCCTATCAATTCGCCCAGAGAGTCGAACAGGTCACGGACCTTGAGGATGGCCGGGATCAGCGCCACCACCGCACCGTCAAAGTTCACCCCCTCCCGGATGCCCGTGAAAAATTCCTTGATGCGGTAGGCCACGCGGGACACCGTGGTCACAATGCCTACCAGGCCTTCCGCCTTGATGTCTTCCGCCAGCTCGCCACGGATTTCACCCACGCCGTTCTTGAGCGAACCGAACACCGCCGTCACGCCCTGGATCACCAGCGAAATGTTCCGTCCCCAACGGGTAAGCGTGGTGGCGATGCCTCCGAAGTCCTTTTTCCAGGCCGCATACAAAAGACCCACGGCGGCGATCAGCGCCCACACCGGCCAGCCCAGCCCCAACAGGGCAGTTTTGATGGCAAGCAGTGTCTTGGCCACAAATGGCACGGCCTTGGACACCGCCCATAGCCCGGCGGAAAACGCCGTCACGGCCAGTACGGCGGCGGCCATACCTCCGGCGGCTGCTATCAGCCATTGCCCGAAGCGCGTTTCCGCCACCCAGCGCAGGGCGTCCGCCACCGCGCCAAGCGCGTTGGCTCCGGCGGTGACGACCGGCAAAAAGACGTTGCCGACGGCAATAGCCAGGTTGGTCAACTTGTTGGACAACAGTTGCAGGGCGTTTTGCGTTGTCTTGCTGCGCGTGTCGAACTCCGCCTGCATGGAACCGGCGTACTTGCTTTTGTCCGCCACCAGCTCGAACGCCTGCGAAAGATTGCCCATGTTCTTCAGCAACGGAGCTATGGCCCCCAGGGATTCCTGACCGAACATCTCGGTCAGGAGGGACATTTGCAGTTCCTTGGGCTTTTTCGCTATTGCCTCAAGGACTTTGAAAATCGTTCCTTGGGCATCGGTCTGCATATCTTTTGCCAGTTGCGTGGCGGACAGACCGACAGATGCAAAGGCTTTGGCCTGATCCTTGCTCATGGCCGTGCCCTTGACCAGCGTGGTGGTGAAGCTCTTGAGCGCTGTCGCCGCCACTTCCGGGCTGGCTCCGGCGGAAAGAAAGGCCGCGCCGAGGGCCGCCACCTTCGTTTCCGACAGGCCGCAGACCATAGCCACCGCGCCCACGCGCTGGATGACCTCACCCAGCGCCGGAGCCGTGGCGTTCATATTGTTGCTCAAATGGTTTACAGCGTCGGCCAAGGAGTAAACTTGCGGCAACGAAAGCGCCATACCGGCCCGCCAGTCGGACATCATCTTGCCCGCCTGGTCTCCGGTCAGGTCGAAGGCCACGCCCATTTTTGCAGCCTGTTCCGCGAACTCCGCCAGATCTTCCTTGGCCACTCCGGATTGTCCGGCAGCGGCAATGATGGCCGCAATGCCGTCCGCCGCCATCGGGATGCGCCCGGCCATGTCCATGACCGTTGTGTTCATCTCCCGCAACTCGGCGGCGGTCTCGAAGTTCACGACCTTGGCCACGTCGGCCATGGCACTTTCAAACTGCATGGCCTTGCCGGCTGCCATGCCCAAAGCCCCGACCAGAAGCCCGGCGGCCAGTGCCGCCGGACCCATGGCCAGGGCCAGATTGCCCATGCGTTCCCCCAGTCCCGCAGTCGTCAGATCCACGCCCTTCATGGCCCGCTTGATACGATCCAGAGGGCTGGAAAGCAGGTCCACCAAAGACAGCGTGGCAAATACAGAAAAGACTTCCATGGTCAAACCTTGCGAGTACCCCAAAAATTGCGGGACAGGGCTTCAAAAAAGCGTCGTTCCATCCAGACTGCCAGGCCAACCTGCCGTGCCCATTCCTCCAGGTCTTCCGACGGCTGAAGGTGGAGCCAGTGCAGGATCAGGGCATCGCCCTGGCCGTAGCCGTCCGGCTCCGCTAGTTTCCCAGGTCGGCGGAAATGCCTACACCTTTCAAAATGGCCGTGGCAAAGGTGGACGACAGACCGGGATACTCTTCCATAGCTTCAGTGAGCGCCTGCTTGTCATCTGGGTGTACGCAGTCCAGGACAAGATTACGCGAAGCCTGCCCGGCATTTCTGGCAGCCTTGTCCTGCAGGCGCTGGATCTGCGTCTTGGTCGGTTTGGCAAAGCGGTACGAAAGCGTCACTTCCGGCGCGTCATCCGCGCTGTCTCCGGCCCACATGTCGGCAAAGGTGTGCGAGAACAGAACATACTTGCGGTTGGTCTCTTTGGTCTCAGGCATAAGAATCACTCCTTGTTTGAGGCGGACACTATTGTCCGGCGCTTATGAAAACATGCCATGAAAAAGAAGAGCGCGCCCGGAAAGGACGCGCTCCATGCGAGGTTTTTCAGTCCCGGCTACAGGCCGGTGACCGACCGGTCTTTTTTGGCCGGGACCCCATTCCAGAGGATGGGTTTCAGGATCGTGAACTCGCAGGTCATGGGGCTCACGTTGTCGTCCCCCTGGCTGCCGCCACCACCACTGAATTTGGTGATCTTGCAGTCTTTCAGGGTATCCGTCACCGTGGGCATGTCGTTGTTCGCATACGACACCACGATGGTGAACGGCGCATGGTCGTAAATGCCACCACCCGTGGCGGTCAGCTCGTTCTTGAGCTTCTCCCATTCCTCACGGTCCAGCACCATGCTGCCGCTGGCCTCGTAGTTGCCGCGTCCGTAGCCGCGCGGGATGCTGCCCCTGCCGTAACGGGCCGTGATCTCCTGCCCGTCCTCGTACTTGATTTCCGTGATGCCCACGACTTCGCCATTCGTCAGGTTCACGGTGATGCTTTCCCAGTCGTATTTATTGCCGTTGGCGGACATGCTGCCTCCTTACCCTGCCAGCGCGTAGTCCTCGATGCGCGGGTCAAACGTCGAACCCGCGTAGGTGTAGCGGTTATACAGCCGGATCTCCCGGATGATCGGGATGCCGATAAGTGTGATTTCCACCGATACGCCGTCCCGCGCCACATTTTGCCCGGACGGAATGTCCACCACATAACCTGCCAGTTCCCCGGCGGCGACCATGGCGTCCAGCGCGTTTTCCAGAGAGGCCTTCAGATAGGCCAGCCCGCCGTCGTTACCCCGGCGCAGCGGGTCGCCCGCTTCGTCGTACAGGCTCTTGCGCGCCGCGTCCCTGGTCAGGCGCACGGCCTTGAACGTGGTCCGCAGCACCTCTTCAAAGCGGAAATCCGACGTGTTCTCCGACAGCGTACGCGAATCCCCCCAATAGGCTCCGGACGATCCCGTGTATTTTTTCGCCGTCAGGAACCCGGCTTCCTCCAGCGTAGGGCGCACAGCTTCCCAGCCTGCTGGGAGCTGAAGCTGCGACACGGGGCCGTCCTTGTAGCGGCCCGTGGCACGCTGCACCGGGATGGACATCACGCGCCCGGCCTGCAAGCCCGCCGCGTTGCGCAGCCTGGCCGCACCTGTCGTGTCCGTGATCTCCCCGTACTGGCAGCATACCGTCACAAAACGACAGGCCACGTTCTGCCTTTCCGCCAGCAGAGCGGCGGTATAGGCGGAGAGGTCCTCCCCGTCCTGGGGCAGACGCGCCTCCATTTTGAAGTAGGTGGGTTTCTGCCTGTTCCAGAGGTCGTCCGCCTTGGCCTGGGCCGCCGTCCAGTCCACGGAATCCGACGGACCGACGATATATACGAACTCCACGTCATACACGGACAGCGGTTCCTCCAGGGCCTCCAACACATCCACGATGGACGGCGCGGGCGGCAGCAGGCGGCAGGTATAGGTGGTGCCCGCCACATAGTCCCCGGACGGGAAGCTCAGTTTGACACCGTAATCGGCCAGCTCGTGGAGGCCGTCCACGGGGATGGTGCGGATGGTCGTGAACGAATCCCCTCCGTCCACGGAAAGCTGGAATGTCCCTTCGTTCCTGTCGCCGCCCTTCACAATCTGGATCACCAGTTCCGCGCCATCCAGCACGCCGGAAGCCAGTTCTTCCACTTCCACCAGGGGACTTTCCGCATCCCCGACACGGTACACCGGCCCCACCGGACAGCGCACCGCAAAGGAATACGTTGCTCCTGTCTCCAGCGTCGCGCCCTCGGCAAACACCAGCGTGGCCCCCGTGGGATCCTCCCCGGAGCTCACGGGATTCTGAACAGCGGACGGCGCGGCCTCGGCAAAGGTCTTGCCGCCGTCCGTGCTGATCTCCAGCGTGGCCGTGCCCACGGCTCCAGGCGTGGCCACACGGACGACCACATCCGCATTCAGCGCCGGATAGCCCGATACCGTGGCCCCGGTCTTTCCTTCCGTCACCGTCAGGGCGGAAATGTAACCGCCAGGCTGCCCCTGGACAGGCACAGCCACCACATACGGTTCCTGTCCGCCCGTTACCAGCATGTCGCGGATACGGTCCACCAGCGGCCCCGTGCCCAGCAGCTCTTCCAGGTTCGTGCGCTTGCCGATCAGGTACGCCTTGCCCACAATACCCTTGGAGCAGACGCCTGCCACCAGGGCCTTGCCGTCCACGCCGCCGGTCACGATGCCCGACGTGCCGTCTATCAGGTATTGGATTACATCGCCCATATTGCTACCTCACACGACCGCCGCACATCCGGCGGGTCCTGATGCCGTTCAGGGCTTCCCGGTACGCGGCATCCGTCACCATCTTGCCCGCTTCCCAGCCCATCATGCGGCGCAGGGCGGCATCCATCCAGGTCGGCACACGGTGACGGTCCGCCAGCACAGAAAGGCTTTCCAGTTGCGGCCCGGCTTCCGCACGCACGACAGCCGCCACATCTTCTTGCGGATCAACGGACGTTTCCCGTACTTCCGACGTCGTCTCCTCGACATGCGCGCCTCCTTCTTCTTCCCTGGGTTCCGCTTCCGTAACAGCCTGTTCCGGGGCCGCCGTGACGGTCTGGGAATCGGGAGCCTGCTCCGCTGTTTTCTTTTTCGTAGCCATACCGGCCTCCTAATAGAATGTGGGTTCGTTGATGGTGTGAGAGGGGATCAGCTCTTCCGCTTCCTCCCTCGTGATGCGCCCGGTAAATGTCACAACGTACAGCCGGTTCACCCTGGTGAACACGGCAATGACTTTTTCGCCCACGCGCTTGTCCGGAGCGCGTCCAAAGGTGGCCTGGCTGGCCCGTACCCGTATCCAGTTGCCCCGGCTGTCGTTGCCCCCGGAGGAAAGCGCGGCCACAAAGTCATACGAAAATCGCTCCAGCCAGGCCCGGTCATCCGCCAGAATGTTGGCGTTGACCGTCAGCTCCACCTCGTACAGTTCCCGCTTGCGGATCTGGTCCGTACTCTGGCGGCATACGTTCAGCGTGCGGCCCGTGCGGGTCAGCGTTTCCGGCATGAACTGCAATTCGATGCGCGGGCGCTTGATGGTCAGATTGTCCTTTTTCACCATGTCGATCACGCGGCCTTCCGGCAGACCGGCGGCCAGCGCCGCCCGCGTGATGACCTCGGTTGCGAATGCCTGCATGGCTCCCCCCTAGGCCTTGAACGCCCCGGCCAGAAAGTCGGCCATGGTCGACTTGACTTCCTCCATATCTTCCTTGGAAACGCCCAGGTACGGGCGGGCTGGGATGGTCACTGCGTCCACGGCCACGGTCTTGCCGTCGCTGTCCTTGAACACCAGCTTTTTGGCTTTCTTGGGCTTGATCTCGCCGCCTTTCTGATGAATCCGGGCATAGGCCAGATTGCTGCCCACCATGACCTTGTTGGACGTGGCCGCGTAGTCGATGGATCGGTGCAAGCGCCCCGAATCCGTCAGCGTCTCGCCGCCGTCTTCCAATGCGCGCCGGGAAGGCTTCCAGGGCTTGCCCTTCGGGTCCTTTTTCTCGTCAAAGCGTTTCATGGTGCCGGATACCAGCGCATCGCCCACGGACTCCATGAGCGCCTGCGTGTTGCCCAGCTTCCCGGTCGCCCTGCCGAGTGCCTTGTCCAGACCGCCCCAGTGCAGGGAAACACCGCTTTTGCCCATCCTACAGCCCCCGCAGGTCAAAGAACGGCGGGCGGCTCACCACGGCAAACGTCGGGTCTTCCCTATCCGCGTTGACTTCGGTCAGCGGCAACTTTTGTTTGCCGGACACGATGTCCTCCAGCAGGTCCGTGCAGTATTTCCATTGCTTTTGCAGGGGGATCCATTCGTTATCACTGCTGGCTTCCGTATCCATCAGGGATGTGATAGCCCCCACCACGCGGTAGGCGCTGATGGCCGTGGCGATGTAGCGCACCAGCTCCGGCACCTGCGGCCACGGCTGCGGATACCGGTACGAAAGCGCGTCCGCAATCTCCCCAGACACAGCCTCGATGGTCCGGTCCACCAGGCCGGGATTTTGCTCCTCACACGCCGTCACATAATCCGGGTGCATCAGGTCCAGCACTGCCTTGCGCCCGCACAGAATCATGGACATGCCTTTTCCTCGCGTTTTAGACTAGTTTTAGAATAGTCTAAAAAGTTTCCCTTTCCCCACGCCCGTCGTGGAGGCAAAAACGCCTCCACGGGGCGCTCAGGGCGTTGCGGCAGCCGTTGCCCGCAAAGCGAGCTTGCTATGCCTTCTAATCGACAACCACGGATTTGCAGGAGGCGCGCGAAGGACGCGCCGGAAGCGGTTTGGCCTGGCCGATCAGCATGATGCCGCTGTCGTCCTGACGGGGCACCGGCACGATGTGCAGCGGCGTGGCCGCATTGTTGGCCGAAATGGAGTCAATGGCGCAGTACCACACCTTGCCGGGCTGATTCTTTGCCACCGCAAGCAGCGTCTTGGCGTCCAGCTTGGGCAGCCATTCCCCGTCGTCTTCCGGGTTCGGATACGTTTCGTCCATGAAACGGATGGTGTAGCCGCCCACCGCCACGCGCCCTTCTTCCAGGGAAAGGTGGTACGGCCTGTTCTCCGCAGTGGACAAATACTGCTCAACGATGCCCAGCAGCACGGCAGCCACGTCCGGCCCGGCCCAGAACTCCACGCTGCCGCCGAGCCCCGCCTTCCTGACTTCCAGCTCCATGCCACGCAAAAGCCGGTACACGTCAGGCAGCCTGGAAGCCGTCGTCAACTTGGCTTCAGGCTCAAAGGACAGCAGCGGGCCGTAGTCGATCTCGTACACATGGCGGCGGCCGCCCTCCAGCTCCACAGGCCAGGTCAGCTTGCCCGTGGACGCCACCACGGAGCACATCCCTTCCACTGTGTTACGCACGGTCTGGCGGATCTGGTCCACCTTGCGCGTGCGCCAGGCCGTCAGCGCCGCCTTGTTGCCGAAGATCACCCGCAAATCGTTCAGCTCGCTGGCCGTCACCGGAATCTGCACCTTGATGGGCAGCGGGGCCACAAATTCCATGTCCACCCCTTCCCCGCGCAGGGAAATGGGCGTGCCGTCACGACGCACCACCGGCACCGATTGCACGGCGGCCTTCAGGTCAGAAATGCCGATCAGCGGTAGGGGATGCGTGGGACGGTCCTTGAACAGATTGTCCATGACCGTTGTTTCCAGCGGCGGCAGCGACTCCAGCGAAGCGGCGATGGCCTCCGGCGTGAACAGTCCTTTCAATTGCGCAAGCATAGAGATTCCTTCGTGTTAGACGTTTTTTAGACTACACGGCGAACACGCCGTGCCGTGCCAGCATGGCCAGCTGCCCGCCCGTGGGGGTCTGGCCGTCACCGGTCTTGAGAACGCGGGTCTTGACCGTGCCGTGCACCACGGCTGCCGCGCTCGTTTCCGCCTTATCCCCCGTGGGGTCGCAGGGCAGATCCACCACGGCGCACGCCTCCGCGTCCGTGGAAAGGGCCGGCTCATACGTCACGTCCTCCACGGTCAGCGTCACGGTCACGGTATCGCCGCTTGCGGCCTCTCCCGTCAGGGAAATGCCGTAGTCCAAAAGTGTGGCCTCCTGACCGTCCAGCTTCCAGGCCGAATCATAGGCGAACGCATACACGCCCACCTTCTTCCCGGCTTTGGCCGCGAACGTCGCAGGTTCCACGCTGGCGGCGGTCACGCCAGTGTTTTCTTCCCCGGTCGTGGCCGTAGCGCCATACACGTCCACGGCTTTCAGCAGTGTGCCCACGGCAAGGGGAGCCGCCACGCCCTCGGCAAGCGGCAGGTAATGGATAACGGCGGGATGATTATCCGTGGCGGCGCGCTCGCCACCAAAACTGTATTTTCCCAGGTGCCCTTCATTCATGCTGGCTGCTCCTGCGGTTAAAGTTTGGACGCCATCTTGTCGTAGTCAAAAGCCGGATTGTCCCCACCCGCATGGGCCGGAGGCGCGGTAAAGTCCGTCCCCCGTTCGTCCACGGGCCGGGCTTCAAGCTCGCGCAGATAGCGTTCTTCCAGGCTGACCTTTTCCGTCGTGCCGTCGGGCGCGGCAAAGTCCACCGTATCGTCCTGCGCCGCCAAGCGGGCCGCAAAGTCCAGGATGCTAGCCTTTTCGGCAGGCTTCACCTTCCCGGCCTTCACCAGCGCGGACACGCGCGCTTCCCGGCGTTCGCCTTCCACCTTTTCACGGTAGGCGGCAAAGTCCGCATGGGCCTGGTCCGCCTTCTTTTCCGCGTCCTCACGGGCGGCTTCGGCTTTTTCTTTGTCCTGTTTGTGGCTTTCCGCCTTTTTCTTCAGCTCCGCGTTTTCCGCGCGCAGCGTCTCAATCTGCGCCGTGAGCTGGCCCACCTGCCGCTGCAATTCCTCAATACTCATGCTGTCGTCTCCTTCGCCGCGCGCCGCCGCCTCTCGGCTATCGGCTGCCGCAAAATCTACCGTTATGGCGTCGCCGCCATCTTCGAATTCCACCGCTTTAAGGCCGTCAATAGCGGGCTGCGCCGCGCCCAAAAGCGCCACATGCCGCAGGCTCACCCGATCCGGCATAAGCGACATGGAAACGTGGCGATAATGTCCGCCCGCCACCAGCTCCCGTACCTTCTCCGGCACATCGCGGAACCGGGCAAACAGCTTGCCGCCCTCGCTTTTCAGTTGCTCCGCCCAGCCGAACGCCGGGGCCTTGTCACTTGCCGGGTGCCCGAACGTCAGCGGCGCATCCCGTTTTTGCGGGTCGTAGTGCTGCGCTATGGCGGCAAGATCCCTTTCCGTAAACGTCTGGGGCCGCCCGGCACTGTCCGTGAACGTGCCCGTGCGGGCTATCTCGATCCATTTACTACTCATGAAAAAAGCCCCTGTTTCCGTCACTATGACAGGAATACAGGGGCCTTGCCCGGAAAGGACGCGCTCCATGCGAACAAATTTCAGGCGGTTTACCGCCGCACGATAAATGAGAATGCCCCCTGTTTGTTGACAGTCTTTCGCTTGCGGGCTATGGGGGAAGGTATGGAAAATTATTTTGACATTGCCACCGAGCAGGAAATCGCAGCGCGTTTCCCCGTCACGTCCACCAATCCCGAATGGCTGGCGCACTGTCGTGCGTCCACGGAAAAATACCCTGACAGAAACTGCGCGCTGCTGGCCGGACTCTGGTTCAGCCGGGGCGACAGGAAAAAGGCGGACTATTACCTTGACCAAATCAAGGACGAGCGGGAGCGGCTGGATATGAGCATTACCTTATATGAACTCCGCAAAGCGTAGTTGCTCCTCAAAGTCAAAAGCATCTATTTCATCAAGAACGCGGGCGATGTTCATAAATTCCTGGCCTGACAAGGCCGCCAGCAATTCCTTCAGCTCGTCGTCATAATCTGCCGTGGATACCGTATCCATCAGACGTAGCAACTCCGGCAGCAAGTCTTCTTCCTTGATTTTTAATGCCTCCAGCAGACGGTCAAAATTCTGTATTCTGCGACCGTAGCCGTAGCCCTTTTTCAGGATCTCCTTCTGATGCACGGCCTTGCCACCCAGACTTTCCAGAAGGCGCGGATAGGTGCGGCGGGCCGTCCACTGAGTGAAAATCTCCATAACGCGCCGTTGCGGCGTTTCTCCCCTGCCCAAATTGCCGGGCTTTTGCCGGTTGTGCGTCAACTCATGCCATAGGCTTTCAAAAGCGTATTCCTCATTGAACGTCAGTTCCTCACCTTTGGCGAGCTTGTTCCAGGCTGTTTTCAGGTCGCGCAGCGCATTGAAGCCGTCGCAGGACGTGGAGAATGTCTTGGAATTGAGCCAGAGAGTTCCCCGGCTGTCCGTGGCCATGAAATAGCCCCTGCCATTTTCCGTCACCACCCTTTTGATGCCGTTATTGGTGGCGAATTGCCCGCAGCGCTCCTTGATGCCTTCGCCAAGTTCCGCATACGTCCTGACTGGTGCGGGTCGTTTTGAGGCTGGTCCACGCAGTTCCTCATAGCTTTCCTTGTTCACTTCCGGGCACTTCTTCATGTCCAGCCCGGATTCCACCCAGCCCTTGCCAGGATTGCTGCGGAAGCCCTTGTCCGCTCCGGGAAAATGGACGAAATACTCCATCTTCGTTTTAGGATCGATCCATGCCCCTGCCTGTGGCATGGCTTTTTCCACCGTTAGCCCCTGCTTTTCCACCTGCCGCGCGGAAAGGCTGCGCACACAGCAGCGACAGCGAAAGCCGTTAGGCGGATAGTTGGACGCCCAGAAGTCGTGATCAGCAGGGTAGACCTTCCCGTGCAAAATGGCGTGCGAGGGCCGTACCCGCTTGTCCATGACCGCCAGGTATTGCCAGTAAGGGCGCGATGCCTTCACCGCCTGCATTTTCTTGTACCGTCCGGCTGCATAGGCCGTTTGCAGGTTGGTCCGGAAAATCGTTTCCACCCGGTAGTCGTGCCAGCCCTGCGTCTGTATGGCCTCTATGATACGGGTCTTGAAGTCCGCCAACGTCTCTCCGTTTTTCAAGGCCTCCTCCAGACCGTCGCTCACCAGCTGCACCAGGTCATGCCGGGCCAGGCCCGTCACATAAAACGCCCGGCGCCTGGCTTCTTCGCCCAGCGCTTTGGCTTCCGCATCCGTGAGCTTGGCCTGCCACTGCCAAAACCCTATGGCCGCATCAGGGTGTACGGGCTCCGCTATGATCTCCGGCTCCGGCAGTTCGATTTCAGGCCTTTTCTTAGGCATCCTCGTCTTCCTCCGCCCGGACAGCCGTCATGCCCAGGCCCGCAGCCGCTGTCATGGCACGGGCCAGAAAGGTCTCCAGCGCCTCCGGCGTCATGCTGGGGGCCAGCAACACGCCCAGCGCTTCCTCCAGGTCCTCATAGCTTCGCGCTGCCTGGATCTCATTCTCAAGTCTGGAGACAAATTCCGCGCTGGACTTGAGCGCTCCGGGCAGCATCTTCACGATGGCCGCATCAAGGTTCGCCTGGGCTTTCTCCGCCGTGGTCGCCTTCTTCGCCGCCGGGGCCGCGAAGTTCGCGCCCGCCGGCTCCCCGGATTCTCCATCAAGGGTGAACTCTTCCGGCTTGAGGCCGAAGCGTCCGGTGAAGTATTCCCGTGTGAACGTCGCCCCCATTTCCTTGATCTTCTTCCCAAGGTCCGCCTGGACGTTCAGGTCTTCAGGTTCGTCATATTCCGCCAGGGGGGCCATAATGCCCGGCCCGGCATTGACCTGGGCATACAGCCAGGCAATCTCGTTCCAGGAGTCCGTGACCATGGCCTTGTCAGCGTCCGCAAGGTCGTCGGCCACGTCCGCGTGCGTCTGTGCCGCCGCCTGCGAGTTCTTGCCTTCCATTTCCACGGTCAGGGTCTGCCCCATGAGGACCTTGGAAATCGCCTTATCCTGCCGCGCCAGAAACGCCTCATGGATGGCCCCCTGCGTCTGCCCGGCACTCTCCAGTTTGACATTCGCCCCGTGTGGAATCACGGCCACGGCGTCCTGCACCATGCGCGAAAGTCCGCGTGCCATGTCCCGTTTTTCCGGTTCTCTGGCCTGTGCCGGGGCTTCGCCCACCACCCAGGGCATCCCGTGCCGCTCTACAAAGCGTGCATAGAACGTCAGGCCCCCACGCTTGAAACTGACCGGCCACAGGCAGCGGGAAAGCAGCCGCAAGCCGTAGGGATTGTCATAGGTGGCATGGTGCGTCACGAAAACGAATTTTCCCGGCGGCAAAGGGCGCGGATCCGCGCAAAACGCTCCGTACTCCCCCACGAACACAGGATTGTTCCGGCTGTCGAACCGGAACCAGTGATAGGGCTTAGGCACAATGTCCACGATATGCCACCAGTCCCCGTCGAAGCGCCATACAAGTTCCAGCGGCGTAAAACCGTAAAAGGGGGCATCCAGCATGCCCGAAATAATGGTCCGCAAATTGCTGCGCTCCAAGTCCTGCATGAAACGCCGGTGCAGTTCCTCTGCTTCCGGTGTGGGCGTTTCGCCCTCCGGCGCGCCCGCCCGGAAGGAAAAATGCGGGCAGTTCAGCACGCGGTTCTTGCGGGAAAGCATGGCCGTGGTAACCTGATCGTCCGCTGAAAGCTCCCGCAGCACTTCCGCATCGTCCCCGCGCTTGCGCAGCACCGGATCTGGATCAGGCAGGGTTGAAAGCCAGCCCTCCAGTTCCCCGAAAAACACGCCCGCGTTCTGCCGCGTGGCCAGCTCCGTGGAAAGTTCCGTCGCGTTGAACGGCACAAAGTTGCCGTCCGGCATAAAAAGTCCGTCCGCCATGAAAAAAGCCCTCCGTTTTTCCACCACAATGGCAGAAAAACGAAGGGCACGCACGGAAAGGGCGCGGGCTGTGCGAAAGTTTTACCAGCCCTTGAAGTCAAAGCCGCTCATGGGAATGCCCACATAGTCCCACGGCTCCGCACTCCCTAGTTCCTTGCGCGCGTCCAGCATCATGGCGCAGGCAATGACGGAGTCGCCATGCCTGCCTCCGGTCTTGTCCTTGACGCGCTGTTCCGGCACGCGGGCCACCCCCTTGACCACGCGCAGGCTGCGAAAATCCGAAAGGATGCCCGCATCCCTGGGCAACAGCAGCGTCTTGTCCTCGATGCCAGCCTTGAGCAACGGCATGGTCTCCCTGTACCAGGCTTCGGAGATCATGACCTCCCGGACCTGTTCCGGCCCGTACTGCTGCCGTGCGGCTTCAGCCAGGGCGCTGCCGTTTCCCCGTGCGTCCAGGGAGACACCGGCAAAGCGTGGCAAGGCGTCCAGGATGGCGAACAGGATTTGCTGCTGGGTACGGTGCGGGCAGTTGCGCAGCTCAAGGATGCAAGGCGGCACCAGGCGCAGATCCCGTTCTTCCGTGGCGGGCCAAAAAACGGAAAGGTCGCCGCTGCGTCCGAAGTCCACGCCGCAGAAATGCGCCATATCTTGGGGCAGCGAGGCCAGCAGCGGCTCCAATTGTTCCGTTATCCACCCCCTGGTGTAGCGTTCCGCCACAGGCAGCGGCCAGTCCACGAAGTCCTCCGCCGGAGGCGTCCAGGTCAGCACCGGTACATCCTCCATGCAGGCTTCGATCATGGACGTGGTCAGGTAGGCCCCGGAAGACTGTCTGGGAATGCAGAACAGTTCTTCGTCCGCTCCGTCCCCATAGGTCTTGATAAGCTCCGCTCGCCAGGCGTCTTCCCCCTCCTGGGTCCAGGGCTTTTCCGTCACCTGGCAAATCCGGCGATACAGACCGTCGTGCAGGGCATCGTCCAGCGTGATACGGTGCAGACTGTAGGGCAGGGTCCCGGCGCGTACGTCCTGCACAAGCTGATTGAAGGCATTGTCCGCACCGTTGTGCGTGGAAATGATGATGACCTGCCCGCCCCACATCAGCAGGGCCAGCGCCGCCTTCAAGAGCTCCGGCAGGTCTTCCACGAAGGCAGCTTCATCTATGATGACGCGCCCCTGCTTGCCGCGCAGGTTGGAAGGCCGGTTCGACAGGGCAAGTATCTTGCGCCCGCTCGCAAAGTCGATACGAAAGGCCTTGATCTCCCGCTCATCCCCGTCCTTGAACACGTCCTCGTTGACCTTGCCGGCCACCAGCTGGAGACGCTTCGCCCAGTCGGCGCAGGCCTCGATATACTCCCGCGTCATGTCCTGATTGAACGAGATATACAACACGTCCATGCCGTAGCGCCCGGACGTGGCCGCAAGCAGCGTATCGTCATGCGCTTGCGCCCAGGTGAGGCCGATGCGGCGGGATTTTTCCACCACCTTGACCGAAGCCTTGTCCGCCAGCCACTTTTTTTGGTACGGCAAAAACACATCCTTCATACGCCTGTCTCCCACTTAGGAGGTCCCCAGGATCTCCCGGATGGCCTGCGCGTTCTCCGGCGAAAGCGCCTTGTTCCGTGTCTCTTCCGTTTCCTTGGGCAAACGAGCTTCCAGCTCGCCCAAAAGTTCCAGACAGCGCTTCACGTCCTGCACCGTGGCGGCATTGATCCTTTCCGGGTCGGATAGCGCCATGCCCACCTTGTTACGCACGGCTTCACGCAGCGCGGCCACGGCGTCCGCCTGGGTGGCGATCTGGGGCCGTACGTCGGGTCCCGTGCACGCAGACAGCTTGCCAGCCGCCGCAAGCTCCGCCTGTTTCAGTGCCAGGGATTCCAGACTGGCCACGGCAAAGGCAACTTGCGAGGCTTCCTTGCCGTTCTCCGCTTCCAGCAATCGTTGCAGGATGGCCTTGCGGCCCATGATGGTGTTGAAGCGTATTTCGCTTTCCACCTGCGCCAGTTCCTCCCGGCGTTCCCGCCAGTGGTACTTGTCCGCCCAGCGCTTCAGCGTGGACGTGGCCACGCCCGTAGCTTCGGACACACGCTCAAAGGACAGCCGGTCAAGGCAATACAGTTCCTGTGCCCGCCATACGGTGCCGGGTTCATGCTCCCAGCCCATATCAGTCACCGAGTTCCCGACTCAGTATGCCGATCCGTTTGTCTACCCCCTTCAGCTCCATCAGCCGCTCATTCAACTTGATACCCAACGCGGCGATATACTCTCCCTCAAGCTCGTCAATCGGGTGGATAATGGACAGGGCCGACAGCAGGCTGTCCCTGTGCGACTGGACTTCAGCAGCGATAATCTTGCGTCGAGTTCGAAGCTCCTCCCGCTGGCCCATTTCTTCCAGGCGACTCATCTGTTCCTCGCTTCTATGATGGTGGATAGGTGCTCCATTGCGCGTGTGTTGTTCACAACCAGCGTTTGGAGCGTGTCGTTCATACGCTCGTAATTTTTTACCAGCGTGACGTTCTTCCGGTAAAATTCCGCTGTCTCTTCGTGCTTTTCGATTACTTCCCGCAAGATGGCCTCATGCTTTTCACTGACGGTGCGCAGGCCCTCCTGGGTATCCTTCCGGTACGCCGCCAGCACCCGCTCGATGCGCTTGCCATGCCGGTAATCCAGAATAAACACCAGTGCCACGGCCATCGCGGGAATGGAGGCAAGGAACAGGAGGATGCCGGGAACCCCCAGCGCGAACAGCGATTCTATCAGCGGCAATGCAGCCGTGAGGGCGGCGTTCAATTCATTTCCCATGATTTCCTCGCGCCTGATAACAGCGCAGGGCGGCGTCCAGGCCTCCAATATAGGCTCTGAGAGCGTCGTCCCGCGCCAGCAGGCAAGCTATATTTTCAGGGCTGTCCAGCGGTTCCGCGGCGTCCAGCTCCGGCAGGATGGGTACGGATGGGGCCGGGCAGTCAGGCAAGTTGAGAATGGACGGGACGGATGCCTGACGGCCACAGCCGCTACAAAGGACGATTGAGACGAGCAACGGCACGACGGCGCGTTTCATGGTCCACCACCGTTTCTTCAGAGCTCCGGACGCGGGGTTTTGCCTGCCGCACGATGGCCTCACGTTCCGCCATGTCTTGTGCGGCTTTCGTCTCCCGCGCAAGGCACCGCCGGGCGTTTTCCGCCTGGGCTTCCGCGTCAAGGCGGTACGCTTCCGCCGCCGTTCGCCAATGATTACGTTCGGCGGCTGTTACCCCGTGTGCCGTCCTTTCCGCCTCAAGCTCGCCGCTCACACGATCCAGGCGCCACAACAGCAGTACGCAGGCCAGCGCGGCGACAAGGACAGGTATCCACGTCCGGGTCATAGCCGCACCTCATTTTTTATGCCCGGCCCCCAGCCAGCCTTGATATAGGCGTGTTGTCGCTCTTTCAGGATCAGGCGGGGATAGTTGCGGTTTTCCCGGAAAGCGGCTTTGCCGCGTCCGGCATTCACGTTCTCCACAGCCCCGAACCAGCACCGGTCATCCACGCCCAGGGTGAGGGCTTTTTTGCGGTCGCGGTTCACCCAGCCCAATCCGCCGTTATAGGCGGACAAGGTAAAGGCCATGCGCTCAAAGTCGGAATGCCCGGCCACACGATCCCACAGCCATTTGTCATAGACGCAGAGCGCCCGCAGGCTCCAGCCGGGATTGAACGGCGCGGGCTTGCCTGTTTCCGGTGCCACGGAAGGCAACCAGCGCGCGGTTGCGGGCATGAACTGCGCCAGCCCCTGCGCCCCCACATGCGATACGGTATCGTTGCGCCACCAACTTTCGGTATGGACCTGCGCCGCAAAGACGGCCACCGGCGCGTCCAGCCCCCAAGTGGCGTGGGCCGCCCGGACAAGCGTTGCCCGGTACTGCTGCGCCGCGCGGGGAATCGTCACGTCAGCGGCGTGGGCCAGACCGCACAGGAAGCCCAGCGCCAGCCAGAATCCCATGCCGACCAGAAAACCTATGGTCATAAGTTTGACGCCCAGCCAGAAACTTTCCCAAAAGAGCGTGGCCAGACGCCGAGGCAAGGCGCGCAGGTTAGCTTTTGCCCCCGGCCAACGGCTGGCCACAGCGGTCTTGATGCGCGTCCACATGCTTACAGCCCCAGTGCCACGGCGATGACAAAAGCGGTGACGATCAGGGCGCGACGCAACAGGGCCGTACAAAAAGCGAGAATATAGCCATCACAGATCGTGTAGTCCGGGATGCCGTCGTCCCCGTTGGCGTCGGGATCATTACGCCAGTCCTTGCTCAGATAGCCAGAGGGAACGGAGTAAGGGAAAAAGAGATAGTCGAAAATCAGCCCGACCACGCCGGACACCAGCACCAACGCCAGCTTGTACAGGATGACGGGCAACTGGACGGGAGAAATGAGCAGTACCGAGCCGACCAGGACAGCGATGGAGCAGATAAAGAGGACGGCCAGATTACGAGGATTGCGGGCGATGGAAGAAAGCATGTTGTTTCCTTTCGCTGGTTCTCCGTCTTTCCCGCCGGGGAAATCCCGGCGGGACGGTAGGGAGGACAGACCATGCGAAAACGGCCCGTCATGACCACCATGCCATGACGGGCCGCCATGCGCCTGTAAAGGACGCGCGCTATGCGAACTTTTTTCACTCGTCAAAATTGCCGCGAAGCTCCTTGATTTCCTTGGAGCGGACACGGACAGGATTTTCCTTGAGCCGTATCAATTTGCCCTCGGCAATATAGTTATAGATGGTACGTTCCGAGACGTTCAGACAGTACGCAGCCTGACGGACGTTCAATATATCATGTCTGTTGACCATTTCCTGCGGCGTCAGGCTATAAGGCTGTTCATAAGGCGCGCGCGGGTAACGTATGGGCAACGGAAGGGGGAAGCCTGCCGGGCGCTTCAGCGTGCAATGATCCGCACAGCCGATACAGCAAAACACGTCGTCCCGTACGAACCAAAATGGTTTGCGGGTATTGCCGCGCAAGACATGCGAGCACCCCAACTTTTCGTAAACGCTGCGGTCTGGCTCGGCATCGTATGGACGCCAGCCCTCACGGGTCAGCGTCACGATCTCCTGTATGCGTGTCCTGGACATAGCAACCCCCTAAAACAGCCTGGAAAAAAGTTCTTTGCCCTCTCGTTCCGTCTGCTCCCGACAGGAAAAGCACTCCCTGCGGTCGAGACGACGGCAATGGGAACAACGGATTTCCTGCAACGCTTTTCCCACCACGTCCGGCGTCACTTGCTGGACGCGGGGGCTTTCCCCGGCTTCGGAAAGCGCCGCTCTGATTCTTGCCGCCTGCTCACTCCATTTTCCCGGATACCGACCAGCAAGTACTTGATAAACTGTGGCACGTTTCAACTCCGGGTGTGCCCGACAAAAAGCGTATATGCTGCGATAACGGGCGAGCACCGCGTCTTTCAGTTCACTGGCCGTCATGGCTCAGCCGTCTGCGCTCGGACGCCCTTTCCCTGCGCTGCAAGTCGGACAGCAGCGTGGAGATCTGCTCCCCGTTCTTGAGCCAGACGAAATAAGGGCATTCGAACGCCCGTTTGACCCGTGTGTCCAGGCTGGTCATGGAGTAGCCCAGCTTCCGCCATATCGCCAGAATCTGCCGCTTTTCGGCGGCAAAAGGCATGTCATCCGTGATCTCGATCCAGTCCGGGCGACTGAGCGGCGTCACACGTCTGTTGCGGCTTCTGGCGGGCGCGGTATAGGTAACGCCGTGCTGTTCCGCGAAAAGCTGTACCAGCCGGGAAAGCTGGTGGACGTTCATGTTCTTGCGGCTCTCCACGCCGAACTCACTACGCAGCAAAGCCCGGAAGGCTTCCTCATCCATTTGCGGAAGCTGCTTTCGGGCGATCTCAATCTTGCGATACAGGCCAAGGCGCATTTTCCGGTTATCCACGGCGATGCTCCTTGTGTACGACAACCTCTTCCACGGGCACGAACACCCGCTTCCCTCCCAGCGAGACATTGACCATCCAGCGTCCCGTGTAGTCCAAAATAGGGGCTGTGTTCGTCCAGGTGCCTTCATAAAAGCCGTCCGCGCGCCGCACGGACACGCGAGAGTGATAGGGGATATCAGGAGCCGGAGCAGGCGTTTCCAGCCCGCACAGGGCAAGATCCGTCGCCAGAAGGGCAAGGCCGTCTCTGTCGAAAAAGCGTGGCGCGCCATCTTCCGTATCAAGCCAGCGCCGGGCCAGGCGAACGCGGTAAAATCCCTCTGGCCCTCCATGTAGTGGGGCCGGGGAAAGCTCCATTTTCGTACGCTCTTCACCATTACGCACGCTGATGGATGCGCAGAATTTCCGGTTGTCCTGTGCCATGAATTACCCCCTGACACTCAATGCGGTTATATCCGCGTGCGGATTATCCCGGCGCACCTTGGACAATAGCAAAGCATTCAACTTGCGGGCCAGACGCAAGCGCTCGGCTTTTTCTCCCAGGTCAAACTCGGCTTTTGCTACGGCCTTGCGCAGCCCCAGCAGCTCCATTTCATATTTTTCACGGGCCAGCATAGCGTCCGCCTGACCAGCGTCAGCCAGTAAGTTGCCGATATATTCCAAGCGCACCTTACCGTCTTTTTTTATCCGCACCTGCCCACGCTCGGTTACGGTCAAAATCACGCCCGTGGGGCTTTTTACCTCTCCACGCCGGTTAATGCCGTAGCCTGGGAATGACGGTATCGTATAAAATGTCTCCATAATTTTATCCGTGCTTTACGCGGTCGGCTTCTTCCGCACGCTTCGCATTGTTGAAGCGGTCCAAAGTACCGACCAGGTATCCAGTGATCCGGCGAACCCGTTCAAATGAGATTCCCTCACCAACGTACACTATGCCGTCCCGTACTGTTTGTGGGAGCTTGGGCGCTACCTCTGTCATTGCACTATCTCTTGGCTGCTCGTCAGGCCGGAACCGCCACGCCCCGGCGACGGCCCTGCATGGGGCCGTTTCGCTTGAAGTTATTCTTCATCCGGGGCCGTATCGTTGTCGCCACGCAGCCATGCCAAAACATCCACAATCCCCTGTTCATAGCTCATGCCGGGATAGTGGGTGCTTTCGTCAATGCCTTCCACAGCCCAATTTTCCACGCGGGCAATCTCGGTTTCGGTTCGTACAACTTGCATGGACACATCTCCTTTTGGCGTATTTAGAACAACGAAAGTTGCTCAATTTTTATCCCTGTTTTTGTGTCAGTTTTGACACGCACGGTGTTTGTCTTCTTCGGCGCTGACGGTGTTTCCGGCCCGGTAAAGTGGCTTTCCAGCCATGCCCGCGCCTCTTCCTTGTCCACCGACTGTATGCTTCCTCCCCAGACCAGGTTCCTCCGTGTCTCCCATGCCCCGCGTACTTCCAGGGCAAGGTGATTGCCCCACAGCACAATCCCGGCCAGATTGAAAAACATGAGATTCAGGGCCGTCATACGCACACACGTCAGGTCGATGTCCTGCCCTACAAAGACGGCCCGCCCGTTTTGCTCGAACGTTTGCTCCTTTGCCGCCGCTATCAGGCAAGCCCCCGCGCCGCAGGCCGGATCAAGCACCTTGAAGCGGCCTGTTTCCGGCGGCGCTATGTGCGTTATGCTGGCCATAAGCCGTGCCACAGCGGACGGCGTGAAATACTGGCCCGTATAGTGGTTGGCCGCGTATTCCTCATACAACGGTCCCAGGACTTCCTCATTGGTCGCCCGCATGTACTCCAGCAGGCAGGCCGTGGCGGTGGCAAAATGATCCGCTTCCCGCTGGCCCCTGGGGGCCGTGTTGCGGTAGCCGCCCATGATCTCCAGATACGGCGGGTCGTCACGCTGGAAGGCGTGGAACATCAGCCCCACCCAATCCTCAAAAACACGATGACTGCGGTATCCCATGCCGATGATAGTTTCCAATTCCTTGCGCACCGGGTTCAATCCCGGATTGCCTCGCTGATAGTGTTTCTTGCTCATGGCTGCTCGTCAGGCCCTGCGCACCACCGCCGGGCGACCGCGCCGCCCTTGGAAGTGGGCGGGCGGTTTCGCTTTATGACCTCATGGCCTCTTTCAATTCCTTGCAGGTGATGAACACCAGCTTTTTCCCGGCGGGGATCTCCAGGATCTCGCCGGTTCGCGGGTTACGGCCCTTGCGGGCCGCCACCGCCTTGCTTTTGAACTTGCCCAGCCGGGGCAGCGTGACCTCTCCGCCGCCCAAAAGCTCCGCTGCGGTCACATCGACCAGGGCGTCCAGCGTGGCTTCCACCATGACGGCGGTCACGTTCCTTTGGGGATCCATCGTGTGCACGGTCTGCGTCACGGCCTTGATAAGTTCCTGCTTTGTCATACTTCCTCCTGTGGTTACGGAATGTTCCGGTACACGATCTTCCGGCTGTATCCGGCCTTGATGAGCAACACCCGCGCCATGTCCCGGATGCAGCGGCTGGTCTTGTCCCGCTGGTCCTGACGGGCCGCAGCCCAGTCCTTGTTGAGCTCCAAGTCCGGCATGTTTTCCGGCCTGTAGTACGGCTTGATTATCACCAGTCGGGCATACTTTTCCGCCAAGCACTCCAGCTCGCATTTCTTGAACAGGTCCTGGCCCATAACTGCCTCCTAGACGGTTTCTGGCACCTTTTCTTTGTTGATCTCGATAAAGAACGTGTCCGCCTGCTGCCGTTTCAGTCCCACCAGCTCCAGCCGCTCGTCCGGCCAGCCCAGCGCGGCTTCCTTGTTGATTTCTTCCTTGAGGCGGATACCGTCCGCAAGGTGGTACTGGTGCATTCGCTCCAGCGTCATTTCCGCCGTCACGCCCCGCACCTGGACGATCTTCGTGCTGGCCCGGAAGCCGATCACCCCGAAGCCCAGGTCAAGGCTCTTGCTTTTGGGGAACAACGCCTGCCGGTTGAGCTTGCCGTACACCGTCACCGCGTCCGACAGTTCCTTGCGCCGCGCCTGCAACGGCCCGGCAAGCTGACTGGCCCTGGCTTTTGCTCCGTCGACGACTTCCCGCATCTCGTTCTCGATGGCGGAAAGCTTCCGATCAATAGACGCCATTTCCGCCAGCGCCCCCTCGCATTGCGCCAGGTCAAGCACCATGTACGGGTCTGGCTTGATGCGCGCCATTACATCACCTCCCGGATAGCCCTCGCCGGGAACTCTCCCGATACCTTGATGCCCCGTGCGACCAGGCGCAGATTCATGGCGGGCACGGCGATTTCCGCTTCTTCCGTGGTCCAGTCCACACTCACCACATGCAGGTTGTTTTCCAGCGCCTCCGCCTGTTCAGCGGCGGCCCTCAGATTGTCGCGGCAGCCGCGCACCAGGGCGGCCTGTTCCTCATCCTTTGCGTTTACCTGTACTTTTCCAAGAGCGGCCAGAATGGACAAAAGGTTTTCTTTCAGCATGAATCATTCCTCCGTTTCTTCGTTCTCATTTTCCGTGCGGTTCTTGTCGAACCGCGCCAGCAGTACCTTGCAGGCTTCCGTGATGCTCTGCGCCGTTTTCTTTGCGTACGGATCCGCGCAGAGCAGAAGCCGCGCGATGGTGGCTGCCGCCGCGCGCTCCTTTTGGAAAGGGTCTGTTTCCTTGTACGGGGGATAAGGCGTCTCTGGGGTCATGTCCGCCTTGCTCGTCCCACGATAGGTGACCGCATTTTTCCCATTGCGGCCAATGCGCTGGATGTATCCCTGTTCTTCGAGCCAGGCCGCGTAACGCAGCACCCGCGTGTAATCCACCCGCACCATGAGAGCGCATTCCTTGAGGCACCAGCCCGGCTTGGCCTTGCGGACAAAGCGCCAGATAGCTGGCAGGCTGCGGTTTTCGCGGGGACGGTATCCGAAGTTGTAGGTGTAGACTCCGGGGCGGACTTTGACGACCTCGCCCATGCGGGCCATATCGTTGATGCGGTTACGGAGACGGGCCTTGTCTCCCTCTTCCGTAAGGCCGAAGGCTTCAAACAGCATGGCGTGACTGATCTCTTCCCCACCCTTTCCGAAATTCCGCAGCGCGTACCGGATGGTCTCGTTAGTCAGCTCCTTCATGGCACCTCCTACTTGCGCCGCCAGGATCGCGCGGAAATAACGGTGTCCAGCATCGGCCCGTCCACCGTGAAGTTTTCCGCCGCCTTCGCCGCCTTTTCGAGTAGAAGCATCATGTTGCGCACCAGTCTGAAGTCGCCTTCCGCCCGTTCCGCTATGCGTCCACACAGTTCCGGCGGTATGTCCAGTGCCGCCGCCTTCATGGCGTACATGGCCACTTCCGCAGCGCTGATAGGCCCGAACTCCACTTCATGGGCTACACGGCTCCATACACGGCGGCGTTCGGACAAAAGCCCGAAAATACCTTCCTCGCCTATCAGGATGATGGGCGCGCCCGTCATCTCCAGAATGTCACGCAAGTCTTCAATGCGCCCGATGGCCAGCCGGTCGGCTTCGTCCACGAAAATGGGCTTACGGTCGCGCTCCAGAAGTTCCACGATTGCCTGCTTGCAGCGGTCCGCGCTCATGCGGGGCAAATCTCCGTTCTTGCCGCGCACTTCAAAAAGCACGCGCTGGAGGAACGCCGCCTGTGTCCAGCCTTCCCAGACCCGGACGTATGCGCCCCCGCGCTGGTAATGGTACTGGTCAGCCGCCACGCTCTTGCCGCGCCCGGCTTGTCCGTGGGCAAGGATGAATCCGCTGGTTCCCCGGCCCGCGTCCACCACGGCATCCACCGCCGTGTTGAACCGCGCCGTCGCGTCTGTGGGAATGATCACGTCTCGCATATAGCCTCCCTATGCCGTTGCGATATTGCTTTGTCTGTGCAGCAGCTCCAGCTTGCCGTCATAGAGCGGCTTGAAATTGCGCTGGAATTGCGGGGTGTTCTCGAAATATTCCATGAACGCCGCGTCTTCCGGCACCAGTTCCGCGCCCCGCTCGTGAAGGGCCGTGAACAGGTAGTCGTACCTGGCCGGTTCGTCCGGGAACCGCTTGAAAATGGAAGGTTCGTAGGTAGGAGCGTCCAGTTCCGCGCGGGCCTGAGCACCGGCGGCCTTGGCGGCCTCGATGGCAGCCTTCTCCGTGGCGGAAAGCGCCGGAGACTTTCTGATGGGTTCGGTGGCGGGGATGGCCTTATGGAAGCTTGTGATCTGCCGCTGCCGGGCTTCCGGGAGAATGACCGTTTCCGTCATCTGTCGTATTCCGGCCTTGGCCGCGCATTCCTGTCGCTTCTTGAGTTCCAGGGCGTCCGAAAGGTCTTGCTGCTGTTCCGCCGTTCCCAAAGCGCGGGCGGCGGGATGGATACCGGCGGCAATCCCGTAATGGTAACGGTCGCGGGCTTCACAAAGTCTGTGGCCTTCCAGATCGTACACAAGCACCGTGTACGGCGAGAGCTGCCAGTCATAGCGAACCAGTACCGGATGACGGCGGTTGAACAGGGCTTCATGCCAGAACAGGCGGCCGTCCAGCCGTATGCCGTCCTTACTGATGGTGCGGACTTCCTTTTGCAGCATCAGCAGCGTGAGGCGCTCCATGTCCACGCCCGGCCCCCGACCTTCCTCGAACACCTCTCCGGGCGTCCTGCCGCGTAAATGGGTGGTGGCCTGCGGGCGGGAAGCGTACAGTTCAAACCAGTACGCCAGCCACTCATACGTTTCTTCCAGCGTGAGCGGGCGGCGGCCCAGCTTTTCATGCAGGCGGCGGTGCAGCTTTTCATTCCGGTGCAGCCGCGCGGGCTTGTGGGCTATGTCCCATCCCGTATAGGACGGCGTAAGCTCTTCCAGCTCGTGCATGGTTCCGAAGAACCGTTCCACGGGCTTGCTCTGGCCGTGGTAGGGCCAGGCATGGATGACTTCGCAGCCAAGGTCACGGTACAGGCCGAGGAATCCGGCCTGCTCAAAGTCCTTGCAGCCGTCGAAAAACCGCGCCCTGAACGCCTTGCCGTTGTCCAGGTAAACAACGCGGGGAAACTTCCCCAGACGGATGCAGGCCCGGCGGAACGCGCTGGAAATACAGGCCACATTTTCCGTCGCCATCACTTCCCAGCCCAGCGGGTAACGGCTTCCGCCGTCGAAAAACAGGAGCAGCGTCATGCGCTTAGGCTTGCCCGTATCCGGGTCTGTCGTCTCAAAGTTGAGTGTATGGCCGTCAGCGATCACCACGTCGCCCACGCCTACCAGCGACCAGTCTCGAAGAATGGATATGGCGCATCGATCGTTCCACGCCTTTTCCCCGTTGCGCCACAACGTCCAGTCGCTGAAACACGTCTTGGAGTAGTTGGCTATCCAGCGCCGGATGGTATCGTCCGAGGGAACGGCCAGATTTTCCGCCTTGCACCGTTCCTGTATGATGCGGGCGCAGGTGCTGATTTGACGGTCTCCATCCAGTATTTGTCCCAGGATGATAGTCTGGTGCCGTTCCGTGAGCATACTCTTGCCCCGATGGGCAAGGCCGCGCTTGTCGGCCAGAGCCAGGACGCCGCCGGATTCCTTCTGTTCCAGCTTCCAGCGTTCCAGGCTTTTCCAGCTTACGCGCGGGCCGAGTTCCGCAAGGAGTTTGCCCCATGCGCCGCCCTGATAGGCAAGAATGAAGGCTTGCTTCTGCCTGATGGTGCTGCCGTGCTTTGCCTGCCAGTCCAGATAAAGCCCCAGAAGATCGGCCTTTACCAACGCCTTGTAACGGCGCTTGTCGTCAAAGATGGCCTGTCGGGCCGTTGGAGAAGGAAGCTGTGATGCGGTAACGGCGGGAAGGGCTGCACTGTTGGCGGCCTCTTCCTCTATCGCCCGGCGTTCCTCAGCCGTCCGAATGGCCTGCTGTGTCGCTTCCGGCATGGAGGAAACAAGCCACTCCTTCCCGCCGCCGCGTCCCTTGCGCGGGCGGAATTGCCAACCGCCAGACTTGGCCTGAGCATCTACCCCTTGTCGAGTAAGTCCCAATAAGGGGGCGAGAGCTTGAGATGTATATGCCTCCTTGAGTGCCATTGCCTTTTTCCTTCGCGTCGCCTTATGCGGCCTTGTCGCGCGTCTTGCGCGGGTCAAATAAACATTCTTCCGGCACACCTTCCCGGCGCAGGGCCTCCAATACTCGCGGACTATGCCGCTTACCCAACACTGTGGCGGAGACTGCTTCTGCGGTGACGCCGATACGCCTTCCCAGTTCCGCCATACTTAGACCGCGTGCATCCAGAATCGCCCGGATTACATAGCGAACTTCATAGCGCTGGCGTCCGCATTCTTCGCGGGTCATAAGTCTTCCTCCAGCTTGCGCTTGCGTTGACGCGCCGCCTTCATCTCCAGAACTGCAGCTCCATAGTCTCGGAGCTTCCTGTCTTCTTCCGTCATCAAATCCAGTCCCAACGCACGCGCCGCAACGCGGAATGGTTCCACGTTGCCGGTGGCTCGACAGAAGGCCAGCAAGGCCAAGAGGGATGGAGGGTGCGACGTGTCGGAGGGAGCCAGCCATTTGTCCAGTGTGGCTTTGCTGATGGACAGGGTATTGCCGCCCGTCAGCTTGATTCCCGCCCGCTGTGCTATTTCATTCAGGCGATCGGCAAGCATCTTACGTCCTTCGCCTTCCGGAGCTCCGGCGGCATCGCGCATGGCGGTCTTGATGGCCGCCATTACGCCGGAAAGCCGGACTACGTCGTCAAGTAAGGATAGCTGCTTCATGGCCTGCTCCTGTCCAAACGCCGCTCGTGCCTGGACGTTGATTTAATGGGACGGGCCGGATAAAGTCGGTTTGCTTACTGTTGAAACTTCAACCGTCCGCAAGTTCTTTTTAGTACGCAAAAGAGGACTAGTCAACAAGTAAAACCTCATTTATTTACTTGCAGGTTCCTTTCTTTTGCTATTTTTGTAACTATGCGGTATAATTAACAAATCTCGCAAGGATGATTTGCAGGTTTGTTTGCAGGTTTGAGCAAATGGAACATGCAAGTACGCAAGCCGCATTAGACTATATGAAAAAGCTAGCAGGGGTATCCTACGACTTTGAACTTGCTGAAAAGTTGGGCTACTCCAAGCAGGCCCTATCGTCTGTAAAAAAAAGACAAAGAATTCCAGTGAAATGGTTTGCAAAAGCTTCCATTTTATTCCGTGTGCCAATAGAAGAGCTTCAAGCTGCAGGACAATTAGCTAAAACCTCAAATGCGTACCAAGAAAGACCGGATACAGTACTTCTTTCAGAGCAAAAAAGAGAGCAGGATCTCTTGAGCAATGAGCGGCGCTTATTCGAAGAGGAAAAACGCCGTTTTTGGGAAGAGCGCAAAGAGTTATTGGCCGAGAATCGCCAGCTTCATCGAGAAAAAGAAGAGCTTTTACGAGAAAACGGAGAACTTAAAGCAATGGTCGCTAGACTGGAGGAGCGTAAAAATCGACTCCCTGTCGCTCCAGATCAGCCTGCGCAAAATAGCAGCGTGGCATAGCCAGAAGAAACAACAAAACAGCCCTGCTTTTGTGTCAAAAACGACACATGGCAGGGCTGTTTTGTTCTCATTTGTCGTGCGAAAGCACCTGTGA